AAGATGCTGCACTAGGTTTTGGCGGTTATAATAATCCTCTTGGTGGTAATGTTGCTTTATGTGAATCTTATAATGGAACGAATTGGACTGAAGTAAATGATATAAATACAGCTAGAGAAGGTGATCCAGGAGGAGCAGGAACAAATACAGCTGCATTAATGTTTGGTGGAGATACAGGGGGCGCTTCTGCACAATCCGTTACAGAATTATGGAATGGAACAAACTGGACAGAAGTAAATGATTTAAATGCGGCAACAAGATTTTTAGCAGGCACAGGAGCTCAAACATCTGCTTTAGCTTTTGGTGGAAATGCTCCAGGAATAACAGCAAAAAATGAATCTTGGAATGGAACGAACTGGACAGAAGTTGGAGATTTAAATACAGCAAGAAACAATTTAATGGGAGCAGGGGTTAGCAATACCTCTGCATTAGCTATGGGAGGATCAGTTCCTCCAGAAACTGCAGCTACAGAATTATGGAATGGTTCAAATTGGACTGAAGTAAATGATTTGACCGTTGCAACTAGAAATTCTGGATATGGTGGGACACAAACTTCAGCATTAATATTTGGAGGAGACACTACCTCGCCTAGAATAGCACGTACACAATCTTGGAATGGAACTAATTGGAGTAATGGTTCAGATCTGAATTTAGGAAGAAATAATTTTCCTAGCGCTGCATCTAGTAATACATCTGGTATTGGATTTGCAGGACAAGCTGCAAACCCAACTGGTGTCACAAATGCAACAGAAGAATGGTCTGACGGACCACAAGTTAAAACAATAAGCACGGATTAATTATGGCAACATATAAAGAAATTAGAGGAACAAATATCGAGGTCGTATCATCAGACCCATCGAATCCTATTGACGGACAAGTTTGGTATAACTCGACAGATAATGTTTTAAAAGGAGATTCAGGGCCTTTAGTTGGTGCTTGGGCTACGGGTGGTAATTTAAATACTGCAAGAGGTAATTTTGGAGGAGCAGGTACACAAACATCAGGTTTAGTTTTTGGTGGTGCACCGCCACCTCAAACTGTACTAACAGAATCATATAATGGAACAAACTGGACTGAAGTAAATGATTTAAATCAATTTAGACAAGGTTTAGGAGGTGCTGGAGCATCAAACACATCTGCTTTAGCTTTTGGTGGATTAGCATTTCCAGGAGGTCCACCAAATTCACTTGCGAATCAAACAGAAACTTGGAATGGAACTAATTGGACTGAAGTAAATAATTTAAACACTTCAAGACGAGATATATCAGGATTTGGAATTCAAACAGCAGCTTTAGCTTTTGGTGGATTTCAGGACACTGGAGGACCTGAACCATCAGAATATTTTGCCGTAACAGAATCTTGGAATGGAACTAACTGGACGGAAGTAAATGATATGAATTTAGGAAGATCTTATTTGGCAGGAGCAGGTGATAGTAATACAGCTGGGCTAGCTTTCGGTGGACAATTAAACCCTTCTCCAGCAGGGAAAGCAGAAACAGAATTATGGAATGGAACTAACTGGACTGAAGTTAATAATTTAAATCAGTCAAGACGAAGATTAGCAGGTACAGGAATTTCTACAGCTGCTTTAGCTTTTGGTGGTGCTGCTGATGGTGTACCAACAGCAGGAGGTTTAACAGAAGATTGGAATGGAACTAACTGGACTGAAACAACTGACTTAAATACTCCAAGAAGCACCTTGGCAGGAATGGGAACTAATACTTTAGCGTTAGGTGCTGGAGGTGATCCTGCAACAAACGCAACAGAAGAATGGTCTATGGCAGGTGGAACTATTACATTTGCTGACTCATAAGACTTGTAATATATTTTAGTTAGTATATAAAAAAGAAAAACATAAAGGATAAAGAAATGACAGATAAAAAAGACGTTAAAGATATTATACAAAAAGAAGAAACTCATTTAAATAATTTATTAGAGCAACAAGACCTTACCGATTTTAAAGGTATGGTAGACGAGCTTCGTGATACATGGACCAAGAAACAAATGTTTAGAACAGAAACAGAAGCTAGGTTTTCAGTGTTACAAGATAATAGATATCCAACTAAAGCTGCTAAATACTGGCAGTGTGTAAGAGAACAATCATCATACTTAGATAACTTAATGACCTTATCATTTGATTATAGAAGAAACGAAGCAAAGATAACTTGGTTAGAAAAGAAAATAGATAAAGAAGAAGATGAATATAAAAGAACTAAATATGAAATAGATTTAGACGAATGTAGATTTGCAAAAGCATCTATGGAGAAAACTGCTAAACACAGAATGAGAGAAATTAAGATGTGGTCTAAATTAAAAAAAGAATTTAATGATGGATCCTTTAATGACAAAGATGTTAACCAACATCAATTAGAGTCTTATGGACTACAATATTATGAGAAATCAAAAACTTTAAATGAACACTCTGATCAAAATGAAGTATTTAATGTAATGGGTCAATTACAATCATTACAAAGAATTAAAAAATCAGGTGAATTAGAAAGTAGTTACAAAGAGAAAGAACAGATAACTCAACATGGTAAACCAAAACCGTAAGTTATTTTTTTTAGTAGCACAACCTAGATCTGGTAATACTTTGTTTGCAAGTATTATCAATCAAAATAAAGACATAGCAGCTACTGCTAACTCTTTGACATTAGAGATAATGAAAGATTTATTTTTACTTAAAAAAACAGATGTGTTCCAAAATTATCCTGATGAACAATCGTTAGATAATGTACTAGATAATGTATTTAATAACTACTATCAGCATTGGCCGCAACGTATAATCATTGACCGTGGACCTGTGATGACAACAGGTAATTTTGAATTAATGCAAAAGCATTTTAAACATGGTTTTAAATGTATAGTAATACTTAGAGATTTAATCGATGTATTAGCTTCGTATATGCAGTGGTATACAAAAAATCCTGATGCATTTCCTAATAGATACGGTCATAATACAGATGAAGAAAAACTAATGATGATTATGAATAGTAAAGGTGCTGTTGCAAAAGACTTAGAAGCTATAAAAAATAGTTTTAACTATCCTGATATTTGTCATTATGTAAAGTATGATGACATAGTTGCAAACCCTGAACAAGAATTTAGAAAAATATATCAATTTTTAGATGAACCTTATTTTAATCACAGCTTCAATAATTTAGATCAAGTAAATGTTAATGGTTTATCTTATGATGATAAAATAGTTGGTAGCAACATGCATAAACTATTTGATGGACCCGTTAGAAAAGTGTACAACCCTTACATAGAAAAGATTCCAAAAAGAATAAAAGAAAGATATGGACACATTAAATTTTAAACCAACGTTTTTAGGTCAGTGTATTATTAAATATCAAGTGCCATTGGATATATTCACAAGTATTAATCAAATCTATGAACAAAATTATAATAACCTTGCACCCGCTAACGGACAGTTGGTTGGTAAAATAGAAAAAGAACATTCTTTATTTTATCATGGTAAAGATCAAACAAAAATGAAGAACCATAATTTTTTACCTAAAAATGTAACAGATTATTTTATGCAAGTGTTTAATCATTATTTAAATTTTAATAATATACGGGATTATAAAACTCATTTAAATTCTATATGGGTTAATGAAATGAAACAACATGAATATAATCCAGCTCACATCCATAGAGGAATGTTATTTACAGGTCTATCTAGTGTAATGATTTTAAAATTACCTTCAACTTATGGTAAAGAATATTCTGCAGGACACATTGAACAAAATGGTAGACTACAAATACTAGGAGCAGCTAATGGTCAGTTTGCTAAAATAGATTATCAACCACCTATGGATCTTAAAGACTTTTATATATTTCCTTATGATATGAGACACTGCGTGTATCCATTTAATGGAACCAATGAAACAAGACGAACTCTTGCTGCAAACTGTGATGTAGATTTTGATCCTGTTAGAAATAGAGGAGCTAACTAATGGATAAACAATATTATATAGATAATCACATAGGGTTATTTAAAAACTTTATGCCTAACGAACTAATAGATGATTATACAAATTATTTTAATAAGTGTGAACAACAAGGTGCAGTATATCCAAGACGTGAGGATGAGATGTTGGTATCGGATAATGCAATTGATACTATAAGAGATACTAATGTTGCAATGACTTATAACAACAAACCTTTTATAGATATGTTTTTTAAAGAAGTATATCCTCTATATGTTCAAAAATATTCTTATCTTAAAAAACTTGCAACACACAACATACTAGAAGTTAAAATACAAAAGACTAAGGTTGGTGAAGGTTATCATTTTTGGCATTGTGAGAATGCAGAAATGAAAGCTAGAAATAGAATACTAGCTTTCATGGTATACCTTAATGATGTAACAGAAGGTGGAGAGACAGAATTTCTATATCAGAAGTGTCGTTTCAAACCTGAAAAAAATACATTACTAGTTTGGCCTTCACAATTTACACACATTCATAGAGGCAACCCACCTTTGTCGAATGATAAATATATAATAACGGGATGGATAGAATACGGATATTAATATGATAACAGAACCACGTTGGAAATCTTATATAGTTGAAACTACAAAACCAATTTTTACACCTGAACAATGTAAAATGATTATTCAAGCAGGTCGTGCAGAACCTAGAAATGATGCTGGAGTTGGAAATGCAAAAGGCACCAAAGGAGGACATGTAGATACCAGTACTAGAACGTCACATATTAGTTGGATACCATTTTCTAAAATGACTGACATGTACAAAGATATAGATAGAATAATGCAATCTACTAATCGCAATCATTTTGGTTTTGATGGAATGACAATAAATGAAATGGCACAGTATACTGAATATCCAGAAGGTGGGTTTTATGAATGGCATGTAGATAATGATGTTAATATGCAGTACGAACCACCTGTTAGAAAAATATCAATGACATGTTTACTTTCACCTGAGTCAGAGTTTGAAGGTGGAGATTTAGAACTTCAAGCTGAAGGTAAGGTTGCTAAAATAAAACAAGGACACGCAGTATTCTTTGCATCATTTATAAGACATAGAGTAAAACCTGTTATACGTGGTAGAAGACAATCATTAGTTATGTGGTTTGGAGGAACCCCTTTTAAGTAATGTATAGAGATTTATTGTTTCCAACACCTATCTATATTGCAAATATAGAACACCCAACTCTTAATCAAGAATTGGAAAGAGATATTATAGCTTGGTCTAATAGAGATAAAGGAGTTGTAAGAACCAATGTTCAAGGTTGGCATTCAACAACTAACATGCATGAATTACCTGAGTATGCAAAACTTGTTGATATGTTATATTCTGCACAAAGAACTATTTACGATCAAGAACATTTAAGATCAGAACCTTACTTAGGTAATATGTGGGCTAACATTAATCCACCAGGAGGAATGAATAGAGCACATCAGCACCCTAATTCTTTATGGTCTGGTGTCTATTATGTTAAAGCCCCTAAAAACTGTGGTTATTTAAAAATAGATGATCCAAGGTCGTCAGCTTCAATGTCTAGACCACAACAAAAAGAAGGAAAGTTACCTGATAGATTATGGAGAGAAACACACTATGAACCAAAAGCAGGACGTTTAATCATGTTTCCATCTTGGTTAATGCATTGTGTTGATCCTAATGAATCCAATGATATAAGAATATCTGTGTCGTTTAATTTTTTACAGAAAGGGATGATGGTATGACATTTCAACAACAAAAATATCAAGTAATTAAAAAAGCTGCATCATATGAGTTAGCTAATTTTATTTTAAATTATTTCTTACTTAAAAAACAAGCTGTTGAGTTCATGTATAAAAACAACATACATGCAGAGTCCCCTATCCTTGGAACATGGGCCGATCAACAGATACCTAACACATTCTCTTGTTATGGTGATTTTGTAATGGATACTTTACTTGTTAAAATGTTGCCTGTAATGAAACAACACACAGGGCTAGATTTGATACCCACATACTCTTATGCAAGAGCATATAAAAAAGGTGATGAACTTAAAAGACATAAAGATAGACCTAGTTGTGAGATATCATGCACACTTAATTTAGGTGGTGATCCTTGGCCTATATTTATAGATGGCACTGGTTCCGATAATGTTATAGATGAATACAAGAATATACACAAACCAAACGCTCCAGCAGGGACTAAAGTCTTGCTTGAAGTAGGGGATATGTTAGTATATAGTGGCTGTGAACTTGAACATTGGCGAGAGCCTTTTGACGGGAACATATGTGGCCAAGTATTCTTACATTATAACCATGTAAACGGCCCATTTGCTGACAAAAATAGATTTGATGGAAGAGCTATGTTAGGTCTACCATCATTTTGTAAATAGTATTATAATGGAGCCATATGCTACAAAAGATAGGATTTCAACCTGGATTCAATAAACAAGTAACAGAAACCACAGCCGAAGGACAATGGGTTGGTGGAGATAATGTTAGGTTTAGATATGGAACGCCTGAGAAAATAGGTGGTTGGCAACAATTAGGTGAATCAAAACTTACAGGAGCTGCAAGAGCTTTACATCATTTAGTTAACAAATCTGGTAACAAGTTTGCAATCATAGGAACTAATAGAATTTTATACGCTTACACTGGTGGTGTATTCTATGACATTCATCCAATCAAATCTACAGTCACATTAACCAATGCATTTAGTACAACAAATGGTTCAGCAACGGTCACAATAACATTCAGCACGGATCATGGAGCACAAGAAAACGATATTATTCTTTTAGATAATTTTACAGCTATAACTAATTCAAATTATTCTGCATCAGATTTTGATGATAAAAAATTTATGGTAACATCAGTTCCTACATCTACTACTTTAACTATTACAATGCCATCAGCTGAAACTGGATCAGGAGCAACTTTATCGGGTGGTATTAGAGTAAGACATTATTATCCAGTAGGACCTGCAGAACAATTACCTGGTTTTGGTTGGGGACTTGGTTCATGGGGTGGAACAGTAACAGGTGAAGCAACTACAACTTTAAATGGTGGTATCAATGCGGTTACAACAACTATTGTATTAACAGACGCATCTTTGTTTCCAAGTTCAGGTACAAACTTTGTACAAATAGGATCAGAAGAAATTTCATACACAGGTATAAGTGGTAACACTTTAACAGGAGTTACAAGAGGAGTTAGAAACACAACTGCTGCAACACATTCTAATAGT